TCTTCTAACACCCCCAGATTCTAACATAGCAAAACCAGCTTGCATCCAAAATACTAAAATAGTAGCAATTCCAATCCATAAGGAATCTAATCCTTGAGATAACTCTTCTAAAGAATACGTCATAATTAAATGTGTTATATTTTTAAATAAAAAAACGTTGTTAATCAGTTTTAAAAATTTTTATCTATAAATTGGTTCAAAATTCATGTTCATACAATAATTTATGAATTATTAATTGAGATGTTCTTCCAACACGTTGAGCACGACCAATAATTTGAATATTAGTATTTTCGTCCATTTTATGAAACATTACAATATTAGTTGTCATTTGTAAATTTAATCCACTACCATAATGTTTAGCATTTAACATTAATACTTTAATATTACCTTTGGTATAATCTGTTATTAATTTTCTAATAACATCTGGTCGTCCGCATAATTTTTTCCATGATATGTTGTTTTTGTCAAGTTCATTTATTATTTTTTTAAAAGTATAATCAGAAAAAATTAAAAATTTACCATCCTCATAACTCTTAATAATTTTTATTAAATTATAAAGTTTAGTATCATATTTTGATTTATTTTCTGATGTTAATAAATTAATGTTTACATATGACTTAATGTCTTGTATTTGTAAATAGCAACTTGGGCATTTATTATAATTTGTTTGATATTTGTTAATACAATCTTGACAAAATTTTAAATTACAACATTTTAAAATACAAGATTTTTCTTTAATTTTATTTAAACATAATAAACAGAGTGAATATTTTGAAATGTTATCCTTTAAAATTTTTAATTTAGATTCTTTATCATTTTTGTAATTAGTATATCTTTTTAATCTAGTTTCATAAACTGATTTATTACAGCGGTAAGCTCTATTTCCGTATCGTAATTTATTCATACGAGATAAATTAAAAAATTTGAATTGTTTTAATTGAATATTTATATTATTAATTCTTTTAGAAAAAGTTTCTATTTGTCGTTTTAAACGAATTAATAAGTATTGAAAAATATTTATATTTTCTGATTCGTAAGAATAACTAGTTGAATCTAAATTTTTAATAGCACCGTCTATGTCTCCAGCATTTAATTTTATTAAAATTGTTTTTGAAACACAATCCTTTATTACACGTAACCATAATGGTGTTTTACATTTAATATCTATATATATCGGTTTTGGAATATTTCCAGTAAAAGAATCCTCTATTGTACAACACTCTGTTTCAATTACTAACGCTCTTTTTAGATATTTATATATTGTGTATGTAGTATTATATTCTAAAGTTCTAAATGTATTTTTAATAAAACCAATATTTTTATGTTCTTCTAAACGATCATAAGTTGTTGTTATAAACCATAAAAAATCATAACTTATATTAGAACTATTAGGTAAATTGATTGTATCCGCCTCATCAATTATTATTCTTGACCATTTATAATTTGCACTTTGTTCCGAAATTATTTTATATTTATTAGCATTACATAATATAATATCATACTCCATGAATAAATCCATATCAATTTTATCTCTTTTGCTTCGGATTGGATAAACCTTTAAATTAGTATTTTCTTTAATATCTTTTAACCATTGATAAAATAATGAATGTGGTACAATTATTAAATTGGAAGGCATATATATTTTATGTGTTGATGACGTATTATTTGATGAAATATCTTCTATTCGTGTATAAGAATTTTCACATATTAAGTCCATAGGTGTATACTTAATGTAATCTATATACGAAAATACGTATTTATAAATTATCCTGATTACATCTTTAGTGATAACATTTTGCAATAATTTAATTAATTTTTTGTATTTATTTGTATTAATATTCCTTTGACATAATTTAATTATATTTTCCGATTTTGTATCAAAATATGGTATTGAAATCGGTAAAATTGAGATTAATGATAGGACACTTAATGTTTTACCAGAACCAACATTATCTGACAAAATTCCTATATTAATATTACTAGTATGTTTACCATTTCTACTAGTATATCTTGAACCATGCATAGTTCTTCCGTCAACACTCATTTGTATAGTATTATTTAACTCCTTATACATCATTGCGTACGTAGTTGAAAGTTGATGATCTTTTAATTTAATTTTAATCTTTTGAGGTTGATTTGTCCAAATTTTTTGAGAATTTTTATTTAATGTTATAACATTATCATATTTTTTATAAATATTTAACTGATTTAAGTAATTATCGTTACAAAAATGTTTCAAGAAATTATTAACACTATATAATTTATACCATATTTTATGAGATTTTAAAGATTCATTATCGTCTTGTTTCGTAAAACGCATGTAAAATTCTTTAAATGAAATATCATCACACGATTTGAATAATATATTTAAATAATTCTCATCCATAATATCTTTATTTTTTAAAAAAGAATATATTTTAAATGTTTGGACACAAGACATTTATTATATCTTTGATTATAAATTAAAAATATAACCTGATTTTTAATTTAAAATGTTAATATTTTAATATATAAAATGTTGTATTATGGTTGCTGATATTTAAAAAGCATTAAAAAACCCAAAATTATCTTTAGCCACTTTTTTTTCCTTTTTTTCCTTTTTTTCCTTTTTTTGCTTTTTCTTCTTTTTTTTCTTTTTTTCCTTTTTTAAGTCATTATTATCGTTTTCTTCTGAAAAAACATTATCTATATTACTATTATTGTCTTTTGTATTATTACTTGACGATGTATGTCCAACTTTTTTATTATAATTATCTAATTTTTGATTAATGTTTGACAATTTTTTACGAATATTTAATAATTTTTTTTTATTAACTGCTATTTTTTTATTAGATTTATTATTTAGTTCTTTATTTTTTTTTACCTCAAGTTGATATTTTTTTTCAATTAATGAACATTTCTGTTCTAAATTTTGTTTGATTTTTTTATCATCTTCAATTGTTTTAAGAGCATTATTTTTTTTAAACTTACAATCATTTAATTTACTAGATAAGTTTTCGATATTTTGATTTTTTTGAGTTATATCATTTAATAATTTTTTATTATATTGTTCTAAATATTCTACTTCTTTTTGTAATTTGTCTCTATGTTCTTGTAATTTTAATATTTTTTTATATGATTCTGATATTAATCCATCAATATCTATTATCATTTGTCCAGTATTAAATGATAAAAGTTTATCATAAGGCAATTTAAATGTTTCATTAAATTTTTTTATTTCTTCTTCGATTTTTGAACCTTGTTTTATAATTTTAACATATGTTTCAAAATGAGTATCATCATCTAAAACATCATTATTTTTATCAAATATAAGTTCTGGAAAATCATTAATTATTTTGTTTATAATGTTCTTTTGATACTTGGCTGGTAAAGACATATTATTATAATAATTAACAAGATTTTATTAGCTCTTTATTTTTTTTCCTTTTTTCTTTTTTAATAAATTTTTTTTCTTTTTTTCCTTTTTTTTTGTTACTTTTTTTTGTTTAGTAGTAATCTGTTTTTTATCCCCACCAAGTTGTGCTTTAATTGTATCATCCATTATTTGATAACGATGTATAACATTTTTTAACATTTTTTTCATTTCATTTGTTTTTTGTTTTTCTAGAGTTTTATTCCGATCATGTAATAGACGAATTTGTTTTAAAACTTCCTGAACATCCTTTTTTGAAGACATATTTACTTATGTTATTAAACAATATTTTTAAAAATATTGTTTAGTAGTATCAAATTTTATTCTTGCTATATGTTAAATATGATACAAGATATAGCAAAATTTATATTTAACCCTATTTTTATTGCAGTAATTATATTAATTTTTTTACTTAAATATTGGTCTGATAATTTAAATGCAATAGATACAAATTATCAAAAATATATTTATATTGGTGGGATATTAATAACTGGTTTCAGTTTTTTTGGATTTGGAAAATTAATTCCAAAATTAACACAAAATATTAGAGAACAAAATAAAATAAATTTTGAAAAAAAATTTCTAAATTCTAATTCTTTACAACAAGATTATATTATTATTTAAATCAAATATTGATTCGTTTTTCTAAAGTTTGTTTTAAATCATCAATTTTTATGTTTTTCTTAATATCAATATCTAGAATATTTGAAATTTGGACTAAATGTACTTTATCATTTATTAATTTTAATTTAGCTAATATTAATAATTTCAATAACGCCCTTAATTTAACGCTATCAGAATATGTGATAAATTTGTCATTGACTTTTATATTTTTGAAAAAATAAATGATTTCGTCATCATCAAATTGTTTAAATAACTTTTTCGGTTCTGTATTTAGGATTTTTTTTTTATTATTTAATCGTAATATGATATCTAATTTCATTTTTATAGGTTCTTTTAATTTATTTCCTCCGAAATGTTTTATCACATTTTTAGTTAATAATCCTCCACCTTTAATTAAAATGATTTGATTTAGTTTATTTTTGAGAACTTCTAATGAAATATCCATTATTTCAATTTCTTTATTGTCATTATCTAATTCAACCACTTTTTTGTTATATAAATTTTTTTCTGTTTCAAACGATTTTGTTAAAAGTTTTATTGATTTTTCATATTGTGGTAAAATTTTATTCTTCATTACTAATACTTTTTCCAAATAATTAGTATATTGTTTGGAAATTTGTTTGGATTTTATTTCATAATTTTGTATTTTAGTTTTAATTTGATTCAATTGATTATTATGTTGTCCTAATTTTTCAATTATCGAACGAATATCACTTTTTAATTTATTTAAGTTATTTCTAAAATCAGATATAGATTTTTCTTTCAATTCTATCTCTGTCATTTTAGCATCATATTTTTCTTTCAAGTTAGAATAATTATAAGTAACTATTTTAAGAAGATTTATAGTATCTGTAGATTTTTTAGCAATTATATCAGTTCCATGTTCTAAATCATCCGTTAAAAACCCAACATCTATAATTTCTTTGTCAAATTGTTTTAATAATTGATCTAGACGTGGCAAATTTGCTAAATCTGGAGATATATGTAAAGGATATAAGTCAGTAACATCATCTTTTAAAGATGTCTTAAAATTAGGTAAATTTTCAATATTTAGTTCAAAAATGTGATCATTATTAAAATCATTATCTATATGTAACTGTTTTATAACACTTTCATAATATTCATCATCTTGTACATTTTCATCTAATTCAATACCTTCTTTATTTTTTAAACAATTTTTTAGTTTTATTTTTTGTAATGTTTTTAAATTATTTATTACATTTACAGGAATCTTTGTAATAAAATTAGGAACACTACGTTCATAATCACTAATATATGAACCATATATTATATATTTAACGTCTTTTGTTTCTACGCCAGTATTACTTAATGAAAAACTTTCAACAATTGATGGCATACAGTTTCTGTATTTTTTATCTGTTTTTTTTTGTGATAAATTTGCTGAATATCCTGATAATAAGATGTGATATACATATTCAATTGGGGTTTCATATTTTGGTAAATTTTCCGTTAATGAAGGCATTATTTTCATAATTGCGTGTTTAGAATACATTCTTTTCCTTTCATCCAATAAATTAACTATATCTGTTATTTTTTGATCTAATCTATCAAGTTCATCATAAGATAAATTATCTTTTTCGCATAACTTTATTCTTTGTTTTGGTGATAATATACTAAAAGTATCATATACATTTTTAATTGTTAATAAATCACTTGTATCATTAATATATGGTTTAAGATCTTTTAATTTTCCAATTTTTGTAATTGATGTGATTTTTTCTAAAATACAAGCCATGATTATAGCAAGATTTTTTTTATTTAGAATAATCCCTTCTACTAAGATTCTAGCATTTTGTGGTTTTAGTGGTATTGTTTTTATAAATTTAGCAAGCGGTGTTAAATTGTTATTTTTATCACAACAATCGATTGTTTTCAAAATATCAGTAGCAGTTTGAATAAATTCTGGTTTTGGTGGTTCAATAAATTCATTTAATATTTTAGTCAAATAATTCACATTTTGATTATCATTTTCTAACATATTACTTAAATTTAATATAACTTTGTCGAGATTTTCTTTTTTAATTTTTGGTTCTGGGAATTCTTCGAATAATTCATATTCTTCTTCCGTATAAAGACAATAAATACGACCTTCTAAATTTCTACCAACTCTTCCCCATCTTTGTTCTGCTTGTGCTTTACTGATTCTTTCCCGACTCATTGATTTGGCATTTCGTAAAGGATCATAAGATACAACCCATTCATATCCAGAATCGATA